CTCGATTCTGACAAAATTGAACATATGAAAGGAGAAGTATTCCCCGATTATGCTCTTTTTACCGTCGAGACTCCTTATTATGAAATCCCAGCTGCTGATTGCAAAAACAAGAAGAGCAAAAAGACACCGACTCAAAGCATTGGTTATAGAGCTGCCGAATATAAAGGCAAGAAAATGATCGATGTAGATATTGTGACACTAATGAACTTCTTGCGTGACGCCAGCCGCAAACATTTTGAAAATCAGAGAGACCTTGTTAACACTGCAAATTCCGCAGAAGAATTGGCGTTGTGTGAAGAACACGACCTTCCCGATATTGTATGTGGATGTGGCAAGAAAGCTCGCCCGGAACCAACAGAGGCTGACCTTGCTGATCTACCTCCACTAATTCCTGGAAGAGATGTTCTTGACTCCCAAGCTGCTGTCACTGATTTGTTGAACGATTTATATGACACTATTTTGCAGACTGAGAAAGCCTGGTTTATCCTATTGAATCAGACTCTTTTGAATGTTTTGCTAACTCTACCTTGCGTTTTGACCATCATTTTCTTAAACTCCCAAGAATGGACTAACCATATTGTTGAATTGTATTCTTTACATTACTACAGTTTTGGTGCTCTACTTCTTTGGGACTTCATGTCTGTGTTGGTTGAAGTGTTCGGAGACGTGCCAATAATTCGCGTTCCAATGATCTTGTACCTTTTCCCAGTTTTCTTCACTTTGAAGTCAATTTGGCATTCATCTAAAGTCTTTGCTGCTGAAAAAGCTCGCAATTTTGCCACATTCAGAAGACCATCTGAACTTTGGCTTGATACGGATGCTCGCACTAGAACCAAGGTATTAGGTGGTATTGTAGCTCTTGTCGGAGTTGCCACTTTAAGATCATTTATGGGATTCATGTCAACTTTCGCCACATCGGAAGCTTGTGAGACCGTTAAACCACAAGTGCCCGAAGGTGAGAAAGGCCCGGAAGAACACCCATTTTGGAGTTCTCTTGGGCGCGCTTTTAAATACAAATGGGATGCAAAGCCAACTCATCGGAGCAGGACAACTAGTTTGACCAAGGACCAAGAAATCTTGAAGAAGAGGCAATGGTCTATCGTCATCCAGAAGTCTGCAACTAAAACTGAGAGTTGCAATGCAGTACCCATTAAAAGCAACGCTTTATTGATTCCAAATCATGTTGTCCCCAAACAAAGCAGTTTTGTCACTATTTACCGCCCTGACAGGATTCAAACCGAATCTTTGTCCAGAGAAGCTGTGTATCATATTCCAAATACTGATTATGCTATCTGGTATTGTCCAGGTGTTGGTGATCAGAAAGACTTGACTGACATGTTTGCTGACATTTTACCGAAGGATAAACAACTTGAATTTGAACTTTTGTACCATAATAAAGAAACAAAGGCAGTTGAAAATTTTGGTAAGTATTCTGGAGTCAGCGGCTATACTCGAACCGATAAAGGTGGTTCCTTTGATTCGTATTCATACCATATCGAGGATGGAACTTTCCATGGCATGTGTATGGCCACTGCTTTGGCCCAAACCCAACAGGGATTCCCATTCATTTGTGGATTCCATCTGGCAGGTAAAGGTACCAAAGGTGCTATTGGTGCGATTTCCAGACAGCAAGTTATCGACGGCCTCAAAGCTATCGAAACACGCCCTGGGCATCTGCTCTCGCACGCAGAGACGGCTATTGATAAGGAGATTTGCGGCATCGAACTCGGTGTTCACAATCCTATTGATAAAGACCATCCTGTGGCACTATTGCCCAAAGACGCGAATTTGACCGTCATTGGGCAGCACAAACTCCCGGTTGGGCAATTCAACAGTTCTAATGTTGTCACTTCGTTGATATCTGAACATGTTGAACCCGTTTCTGGGATTAAGAAAATCCATGGCAAGGCGACTGGCTTGAATAAAATTGAGCATCGTAATGTCGACTTGGATCGTAAGACG